GAATCTTCAATAGCATCAAAGATAGATTCACCTAAAATATATGCGTAATTGGCGGTAAGAGTATCGCCCTCCTTTACATCAGTCCATAACCAACTGAGACCAATCGTATTATCTCCATTTCCATAGTTCAAAGAATTTCCATCATCGTCAGTATAAATTGTACCGTCATATGCATCTGCTTGGGTAGACCAATTTTGAATACCTGCTGTTGTGTTAGTATCAGTTGTAGATACACCGATAGCGTAACCTGAAACAGTTGCTTCCCCGATTGCAATATTAGTATCTGGTATACCTGAATAGCCAATAACATTATCAGTTAAATTACTATCTCCTGGATCTCCTTGTGAGTCAGGATCAGTATGCTTACTATAATAGACTGTATCTGCATCAGCACCTGCTGTGATAGTTGTAGTTACATCAACGAATGTATTTCCGGAATCTAATTTAAACGTATTTTTTAGTAACCAAGTAGATGAGTCGTTTACTAGACTTCCATTCCATGTAAGCGTATTAAGTTCATTTACTAAATCACTACTTGCCGTGATACCGATTCTAGAAGATGAATTATTATTTCTATAATTTGTACCATCAATTTTGATAGATTGCCCATCAAATGCAACACCTGGAGTTAAAAAATCATATGATGTATNAAATGAACCGCCGCCATCTGGATCGAACAATATACCTGGTGAATTACTCTTGCCACTACCAAATGAGCCTGTTTGCCGATTGATACCAACCTTCACAGATTCATTCTGTAATATTCCATCATTATCCAGTTGCATAAAGCTTGTATCTGCAATTGCAGTTGTGCCTAACAAAAGTGATAATGTTGCACTGGGTAATGTTACTTTAAGTTGATTACTTATAGACATTGACATTTATATTTTTCCTATACTAGTTACGAATATAACTTATGATTCGTTTATAGCAGGTTGATTATATAATGTCAAGTGTTTTATTCAAATAAAATATTGAATTGAGATGATTGTTGTTCTTTTGTTTTTCTTGTATTTGCTGTAGATGGATTATCAACCCAATAGATTGTATTCGGTGGTAAAAATCCATGCATAAACCAAGCGTTTCCAAATGGTGGGGAACCGCCTCCCGTAAAGTCAACACGATTATTATATACTAGTGCTGACATGCCATACTCCATAAACATTTTACCTCTTCCCGCTCCTTGAAAACTTGCAACAGGCAAGAATAATGCAAATGGTTTACCCAAATCATAACAATGTCTAATAAACTTATCTTTTATGGAGTAGGGAGGATTTGTGATTACTCCGTCATAAACATCGCTTGTAGCACAATCAAAGAAATCTCTGCCGTTACTTGGCTTAATGTTATAACCAAACTTGGTAAATCCTTCTACGATAAGACCTGACTTTCCGCTTGTTGCCTCATAGTAAGTCGCATCTTTGTCTAAGTATCTCAATAATGGTTCTACACTATCAGGCGGAGTATAACATTCATCTGATGCAGCGTTTCTGCCTAAACTGGATACTAGTTCTGCGTAAGTCTTTTTAGCCATTATAATTCTCCGTTAGAATGAAAACAATTCTTCAAAAGTTTCTGATGCNTTTGCATTACGTAAGTCCCATTTTAGAACACCAATCAAGTTATCAATCTTCTTATCGATAATAGTTGTCTCCATTAAATCATGATCGAATGGAAGTTCTTGAAACCATTGTGGGATACGAGGTTCATCGATAGGATATGCAATACTTGTCATTTTCATAGGATTGTCTCTGAGTTTGCATACAATAGTTTTCATACCATCTGTAATCTCAACAGAATATCTATCACTATGCATTTCACGTAATGTATTCCAATTTAATGCAGCACTTACGTGTCCGGGAAGTCTAGGCTTTTGTAGTTTGTCTTCTGAACTTCGTAATTTAAAATCTGCATTTTGTGCACGTTTGTATCTAGCAACTTCATCCTTAAACTTAGTCAAGTTATTGACACGCTTGGGAGTACCTTTTTCCCAACCAGGTTTATCACGAAACTCTTTTTTAAATTCTTTAACCATATTAACAATATCATTTTGGTCACCACCAGTAAGAACTTTAATAAGACATTCACTAAGAAATCTTTGCATATAATCAGGAGTATCACTTCGCTTCAAGTCAAGCCCCATCGCTTTAACTTTACCAGGCTTACCATCGATATCACGCCGAACGCCATCATCGTCATAGATAAGCATGGCATATCTTTTCTTCTTAATAAAGATAGCCATAGTTGCCAAGTTTTCACGGCCAGCAGCAATGATTTCACCTTGGTTGCGAGGACAATTAAAGAACTCTTTCATGAAATCTGGAAAACTAGCATTAACTTGATTAGCGATTTCATCATACATCATAAGAGCAATTTCTTTATCCCATTTGATATCTCCATTATCAATCTCTTTTTGATATGATGGATACATTGAATAGTAGATAGAGTCAGTATCGCCATAAATTACAGANTTGCCTTTGTAATCATATGTGCCGTCAATAACTTCATTAGTTTTTGCGCCCATATGTCGTGTGATACAACGACCAGATAGTGTAGTTGATTGTCCGATACGTTTGTCATAAAATCGACANCCTTGATTTAGAATCGCACCATACAAACTATTCAAGTTAATTTTTTTAACTAATTGTCGTTTGTCCCAGAACGCAATCTCTTCGTCTGTNCCACCGTTTTCTCTAACTTCACGCATATTTTTTTGAAGAACTTTACGTTCAGCATACCAACGTTCTAATAGACTGGGAATAATACCTTGAACATCTTGTTTAAAAACTGTGCCATTCGCGCTTATAGCCCATGGAAGACCTGAGTTATACACTAAATCGAATGCTTCCGCACCTGATACTTCGTGTACTTCGCCATTTTCCATATCTAAGTTCATAATATTTGCTTTATCTTTTTCATTAAGAAAGCGAAACTCTTCGGTTGAAAATGTATCCTCCCAAGCCTGTGCTGCACCAAAGCCTTTGTTCTTACTGCCGCGCCCAGACCTGATACGATTTTGTATCATTTCTTCTGTGTAATCTTGTCTGAGTTGTGCGGTAATAGTTTCGGGCGACATATTCAATGCACGAATAATACTGGGATATAGTGAATTAATATCAATACCTGCAACCCATTTTTGTATACCAGTTTGTGGATTCGCAACAAATGCACCTGCTGCTTTTTGTGCTTCTGCTGCCGCTTCTTCCTCTAGTGTTGGTTCGTAATCTTCATCTTCGACATCCCAACTACGTTTCTTTCTGTCAGGGACAACCATGCCTCGTCTGTGCGCTTCATTAATAATTGCTTGTTCAGTAACAGCAACGGCACCCATTGTAGTCTGNATATTAACAGTATTATCGTGTGCAATTTCATTCGCTAGATCAATGAATCTTAGTTTTTTATCTAGGTTATCAAGTAATGCAACATCTTGTCTATTATATTCTATAAACTTATAAAAATCTTGATTATATAGTTGATCCAATGTACCTTCATATGCAACTTTTCGTTCACTTAATTCATATTCGCCAATTGCATCAAGTGAGTATGAATGCATTTCATGGTATGTATATTTGCGATATAATTCTAGATAATCTAGATGAATACGTCCACTTAAAACATAACTAATTTGTTCTTTGCCATACTTAACGATAGTCTTTGCTTTTGGAAGAAGGTCCCAGAGGCATAATTTACGAGTATGTGATTTGCTTAAAACTCGAACAATACGATTTACGGTGTACGGAATATCAAAGCCTTCGCTATTCCATCCGCTAAGAACATCTGCATCTTCTATTAATGTTAAGAAATCGTTTAATAAGTCTGCTTCGCTTAGATATAGAAATGTATCTGGGAATTTATCGCATAGACGCTGTGCTTCTATTAGACCTTCACCATCTCTCATATGCTCTGGTGGCATAACAAACGTCACAAGTTGGTCTGTCCATTGTAGATGTACGGTAATTGCAGTGATTGGCATAAACGGATCTTCAGGCGGGGCAAATCCTTTAGTNGCATCAAAATCAACCTCAATATCGAAAAACGCTACATTCAATTTTGGNGAATCTAAGTTTAAATAATTTTCAGCAAGACATCTAACTTCTGGCTTAATATCACTTTCATATATTTTTTTATCACTGCAAAGTCGCAATTCCTTATGCATATCTTTGAGTCTCTTAACCTTCACCTGGCGAACTTTCTCTCCATGAATACTAGTATGTGACCCTCTATCGTCGCGCACATAGAATGTACGCCACGCNGGAAAATCTTGGTAGATACGCTTGCCGTCTTTGCGTTCAACAACATTTACAATATCTTTGTCTTTGTTGTAGTATGCATCTACATAACTCATTTATAGTGTGCGTCCCACAGTTTCAAGTACGGTTTCTACATCTTCAAAGTCTTGCTTTGCGCCCTGTAGATTTGCTTTGTGAGCGAGTGAAATAGCCTTATTAAGTACTGCAGGTTTGATATCCAGTTCTTCCGCAATCGCCTTAACTGTATCACGTAACCCACCTTTAAGGTCGTCTACTTCCTGAAGAACAGAGCATCCTTCGTCTACCAATTGCTTTAGTTTTGCTTTTTCTTCGCTTGTGATTGAACCTAGTGACATATAATAATCTCCTAATTAGATATAAAAAATGGAGTTCT